AGAACATTCCTTTCGAGTGCTTATCTTTCGATCGTAATGAAGAGCGATTCAACAATCTTGAGAAGGATTGGATTCGTGAGTACTATCCAGACCTAAAGTGTGGCTGGAGCTACGCTATGCAGTGTCTTGATAACGGCGAAGTAAAAATCGTTAATCTCAAGAAGAAGTTGTTTGAAGCGATTCTTACAGCAGCAGAAGACCTGGGCGATCCTACAGACCCAGAAACAGGTTGGGACGTTAAGTTCAAGCGTGTTAAGACTGGACCACTGCCCTACAATGTAGAGTACCAGTTACAAGTACTAAAGTGCAAGCAGCGACCTCTTAGCGAAAACGAGATGTCAGCAATTGCAGAGTTAAAGTCTATGGATGATGTTATGCCTCGTCCTACCCCAGACGCCCAGAAAACGCTTCTCGACGAAATTCGTCAAGATGCAGCGGGCGATATTGATGAATCCTTGGAAGATGAGTTTAATATCGGATGATTTTATTTACGGCAGACTGGCATATAAAGCTAGGGCAAAAGAACGTACCTCGTGATTGGGCGATAAAGCGGTATCAATCGTTTTTTGAACAGATACACACACTAGAAAAACAGTGTAATATGCACATTATTGGTGGTGATTTGTTTGACCGTCTGCCGAACATGGAAGAGTTGGAACTTTACTTTGAGTTCATTTCAAATGTAAAGATTCCAACTCTTGTCTATGACGGAAATCATGAAGCTACAAAGAAAAACAAAACCTTCTTTACACAATTAAAGAAAGTATCAAGAGACATTAATCCACTAGTAAAAGTAGTTGATATATCTTATGTGGATAATGATTTTGGGTTTGGTGTACTACCATATGCTGATCTTCATCGTAAAAACTCTATTGAGCTGTTTGACCAGACTAAACCTCTGTTTACTCATGTTCGAGGAGAGATTCCTCCGCACGTCAAGCCAGAGGTGGACTTAGACAGGTTCGAGGACTTCCCCGTAGTTTTTGCAGGTGACCTACACGCACATAGTAATACTCAACGAAATATTATTTATCCAGGCAGCCCTATGACAACTTCATTTCACAGAAGTGAGGTAAAAACCGGCTACCTCTTAATAAACCCAACAGATTGGTCATGGATGTGGGATGCTTTTGACTTACCACAACTTATTCGCAAGACAGTCTCTAGTACTGATGAAATGGTTCCTACCGATTACCACCACACTATCTACGAGATAGAAGGTGATATACAGGAACTTGCAAATGTAAAGAACAGCGAACTTCTTGATAAGAAAGTTGTAAAACGAAGTAGTGAAGCTACTCTTGTCATGGATAAAGAGATGACAGTTCAAGAAGAATTAGTAGAGTATTTATCCTATATTCTGGAAATACCAGAAACACGGATACCGCAAATAGTAGGTATATTTAATGATTACGCTACAAAAGTTGAAATGGAGTAACTGTTTTAGCTACGGTGCTGACAATGAGCTGGACCTCAGTAAAGATACTGTAACTCAGCTGATTGGTACTAATGGTATGGGTAAATCTTCTATACCGTTAATTATCGAAGAAGCACTGTACAATAAAAACTCCAAAGGTATTAAAAAAGCGGATATACCTAACCGCTACGTAAACGAAGGATACCATATACATCTTGAGTTTACAAAAGATGAGAATAAGTATGACGTTATTATTGATAGGAAGTCTAGTATTAAGTTGCGTTTGTTGGAAAATGGAGAGGATATTAGCTCACATACAGCGACCAATACATACAAGACACTCCAAGATATTGTTGGCATCGACTTTAAAACCTTCTCTCAGTTGGTATACCAAAGTACAAATAGCAGTCTACAGTTCCTTACTGCGACAGATACGAACCGCAAGAAGTTTCTCATTGATCTTCTGCACTTAGAGCACTATGTAAAGCTCTTTGACTTATTCAAAGAAGAAGCTAGAAAGAGTAGTTTAAGTCTGACTAGTATTGAATCGAAGATAGCGACAGTTGAAAAGTGGTTAAACGATAACAAATTGAGTGATACATCCATACTTCCTCTGTCTGAAATTTCAATTGAGACGGATGAAGACGAGAAGGATCTCGCCACTCTTATGATTGAAATTAAAAATATCTCTGAAAATAATAGAAAAATTTCTCAGAATAATACTTACAAAGATCTGTTGTCTAAGGTAGATATTGAAGAGGCTCAAAACTGTAAAGTATCTAGTATTCAATCGTATGATGAGTTGCAAACCGAAGGAGGTAGTTTGTCACAATCGGTAGCGGGGTCTCAACGACTCTTAGCCAAGCTAAGTAAATTAGGAGATCACTGCCCCACTTGTGAGCAATCTGTAGATAGTTCCTTTATCGAAAAGCTTATTAATCAAGAGGCTGAAAAAATTGAACAAGCAGAACAAAAGCAGTATGAAATTAACAAACGAATATCAGAAATTAAACGAGACAATGCAGAATTTTCATCTGCTAAAAAAGTTAGAAAAGATTGGGAAGACTTGTTTCGAAGTATTGACAATAATCTTCCGACATCTTTGCTGGATCCTGTCGAGCTTAAGAATCGCGCTCAAGGTATTTCGCAGAGAATATCGGACGCAAAAGAGAAGCTACAGCTCATCTCAAAAGAAAATGAGCGGATCACTCGGCGCAACACCAGAATTCAAGTAATACTGGAGCAGACTGAAGAGTTTCAAAATGAGTTATTTGAATTACAAGACCTTCTTGATCTTGAGGCAGCAACTGCAAGTCATCTTGAAGTATTGAAGAAAGCGTTTAGTACAAATGGATTGCTCGCGTATAAGATAGAGAATTTGGTAAAAGAGTTGGAAGAACTCACAAATCACTATCTAGCAGAATTATCCGATGGTCGTTTCACTTTGGAGTTTGTAGTAACTAATGATAAACTTAATGTTCAAATCACTGACAATGCTAACATTGTGGATATTCTTGCTCTCTCTAGTGGAGAGCTGGCAAGGGTGAACACAGCCACTCTTATTGCTATACGAAAATTAATGAGTAGTATTTCAAAATCTAAGATCAACATATTATTTTTAGATGAAGTTATCGCAGTATTAGATGACGCAGGAAGAGAAAAGCTAGTAGAGGTACTTTTAGAAGAAGACTTAAATACTTATGTCGTCAGCCACGGCTGGACCCACCCTCTACTCGACAAGGTAGAAGTAGTTAAGTCAGGTAATGTAAGTAAACTGGAGCACTAATGGGACACGTTAGACGCATGCAACATAACCGCAGACGATTAATACATCAGATGATAAAGGAGAATTACAATGAGAAAGATGATAGCAGAGAGCATGATGAGCTATCTAGCAGGGAAAGTGAAGTATCACAAAGCGAATGTCGAGATTTATCTGACGAGTCCTGTGGGAATAGGGGAGCATCCTGATATTCTAGCAGCAATTGAAGAAGAATTATCAAAAGCTGCGGAGTACTCAGAAAAGTACGAAATGCTTGGTGAAATCTTAATGGGTAGTGATTTGAATGGTTGATAGTAGAGCGAAAGGCGCTAGGGGTGAGTATCTTGTCAGAGATATGTTGCGCGAAGCTACAGGATTTCAGTTTGAGAGAGTGCCAGCATCTGGTGCTCTTGAATACTTAAAAGGGGATCTATACGTACCACACGCAAAGAACAGATTTTGTATAGAGGTAAAGAACTATGAAAAATCTCCTCTTTCCGACAAAATATTTACAGCCCCTAGAACTAATAATTTAATTAAATGGTGGAAGAAGTTAATACAACAAGCAGAAGGCGGTAACCAGGAGCCTTTATTGTTTTTTAAATACAATCGGTCAGAGGTATTTGTTGTAACTGAGCTACTTCCTGAATTCACAGACCACTGGTTACGAATAGAGTGGTTAGACTGCTATGTACTTCTCGCGAAGACATGGCTAGCAGAAGAAACAGTAGAGTTTATAAATGGCCTTTAATCTTACAGATAAAATGATTAATGACGATTCCCGCTCTACTCTAGTCGTAGATGCTCTCAACCTTGCATTTCGGTGGAAGCATCAAGGTCGTACAGATTTTCGTTATGAATATCAAAGTACGGTAAAAAGTTTGGCTAAATCATATGACTGTAAGAATATTATCATCACCGCAGATTGGGGTTCCTCTTCTTATCGCAAAGGCATATCGCCCGAGTATAAGCAGAATCGAAAAGATAAGTTCGCTCAACAATCAGATGCAGAAAGACTCGCCTTCGAAGAATTTTTCGAAGAGTACGAAGCAAGCCTCCAAGTGCTCGCAGAAGACTACCCAGTTCTTAGATATAAGGGTGTAGAGGCTGATGATATTGCAGCACATTTAGTAAGACACAAGAATAAGTACGACTTAGAGTATATGTGGCTTATCTCAAGTGACCGTGATTGGGATCTTCTCATTCAAGAGAATGTAGGTAGATTTTCATACGTTACAAGAAAAGAAGTAAGACTAGACAACTGGAAAGAGCATTATGATGTTAAACCAGAATTGTATATCTCAATGAAGTGTTTAACAGGGGATAAAGGAGACAACGTCGCTGGCATTCCTGGTATCGGACCAAAGAGAGCAACACAGCTTATTGAGCAGTACGGCGATGCAATGGATATTTACAATGCCGTTCCTATACCTAGTAGGTATAAGTACATTCAATCTTTGAATGAAAATGCAGAACAACTACTCGTCAACTACGAGTTAATGGACTTAATTACCTATTGCGATGATGCGATAGGTGCAGACAATATTGAAGATATTGGGCGAGTGATAAATGACTATAGAAATTGATTTTAGACGAGACCGCTATCTTTCTGAGTTTAGTATAAAAACTCTACAAGATAGATATTTAGTAAATGGAGAAGGTTCTCCACAGCAAGCCTTTGCTCGAGCAGCAGAAGCTTTTTCGGATGATGAGGCACATGCCCAACGATTGTATGACTATGCTAGTAAGCTTTGGTTTATGTTCAGTACCCCTATCCTCAGTAATGGCGGTACTAAGCGTGGGCTGCCTATTAGTTGTTTCCTTAATTACGTGGATGATAGTAGGAGAGGACTTACTGACCACTACACAGAAAATGCTTTTCTTTCTTCTGTTGGCGGTGGCGTCGGTGGCTACTGGGGAGACATACGTTCAGTTGGTTCTAAAACCTCTAACGGATCAGAATCTACTGGAGTAATTCCTTTCATGAAGGTAGTAGATGCAGAAATGCTTGCATTCTCACAGGGAGTTACACGTCGGGGAAGTTACGCGGCATATCTGCCGATGAATCATCCCGAAATTGAGGAGTTTTTAGATGTCAGAAAGCCAACTGGCGGCGATATTAATCGTAAGTCAACTAACCTACATCATGGCGTTGTCATTCCTGATAGCTTTATGCACCTTATTGAAGAAGCCACAAAACAGGAGGGATTTGATGATAGCTGGAGTCTTATTGATCCTCATTCTGGGCACATAACAAAGACTGTATCCGCAAAGACACTTTGGGTAAAATTGATACAAAATCGTGTTGAGACTGGTGAACCTTACATTATGTTTGGAGACACAGTGCAGGAAGCTCTTCCTCAGTGCCAGAAAGATTTAGGACTACAAGTACATCAGTCAAATCTTTGTAGTGAGATTACTCTTGTAACTAGTGAAGACCGAACAGCAGTATGTTGTTTATCTAGTGTAAATTTAGAGGAGTATGACTCTTGGAGTAATGATCCTCACTTTATACCTGATTTAGTGCGAATGTTGGATAATGTTCTTACTCACTTTATTGCGAACGCTCCAGATGAGCTACAGAAAGCACGGTTCAGTGCAGAAAAGGAGAGAAGTATTGGCTTGGGGGCGATGGGGTTCCATGCCTATTTACAACGGCACAACATTCCGTTTGAATCGGCAATGGCGAAAGGACGTAATATGGCTATGTTCTGGCACATTAAATCTGCTGCGGAAACTGCCTCGCGCACTCTTGCGGTGGAGCGTGGAGAAGCACCTGATGCAGAAGGTACGGGTATGCGTAATTGCCACCTGTTGGCTATTGCTCCAAATGCTTCGTCTAGTATTATCTGCGGCAACACTAGTCCTAGTATTGAGCCTTACCGTGCTAACGCATATACACAGAAAACTAAAAGTGGTACCTCTTTACAAAAGAACGAGTATCTTGAGGATCTTCTCCGAGATCTAGGAATGGATACCGATGAGGTATGGAAGAGTATTGTTACAAACGGCGGATCAGTAGCACATCTTGAGTTCCTTGATGATTGGACAAAAGATGTATTTAAAACTGCTGTAGAAATAGACCAACGATGGGTAATTGACATGGCAGCAGATCGACAAAAGCATATCTGTCAAAGCCAGTCTTTAAATGTCTTTTTCCCTTCAGATGTGTCTAAAATGGAGCTTCATGCTATTCATATGTCTGCATGGAAAAAGAAAGTAAAAACCTTATACTATCTACGAAGTGAAGCGTACAAGCGAGCAGAGACAGTATCAGACGAGGCGTTAAGACAGCGTATTTTTGATTCTATGGACGAAAATGAGTGTCTAGCGTGTGAGGGATAAGATGAACGTAGAAATTTATGGAGCAGACGGATGCGGCTTTTGTGATAAGGCCGTAGACCTCGCAGAGGAGTTATGCCTCGACTATACATATATCGACGCTAACAAAGCAGTACAAGAATTTAGTAAATTATTCCCCGGCGCAAAGACCGTACCTCAAATATTGGTAAACGGTGAATGGGTCGGAGGATATAGCGACTTCGAAGAAGTCATGGAGAGCTTTTAATGAATCTTCTCACTGAAAGAGAATATTATAAACCTTTTAATTACCCTTGGGCTTTTGAGCACTACAAGAGTCAGCAGCATATGCACTGGCTGCCTGATGAAGTTAATCTTGCAGATGACCTGCGAGATTACCGAGAAAAACTAACTGACGGAAATAAAGTACTTATTACACAAATTTTTAGGTTCTTTACTCAAGCAGATGTAGACGTATGTTGTGGATATGCAAAGCATTATCTTCCTACGTTTAAACAGCCTGAAGTACGAATGATGTTGTCTGCTTTTGCAGCAATGGAAGCTGTGCATCAGGAGGCGTACTCGCTATTACTAGAGACACTAGGCTTTGGTGATGAGGAGTATCAAGAGTTCATGAAACACAAAGCTATGATGGATAAGCACGAACATCTGTCTAACTTTGGCATGGACACACCAATGAATATTGCAAAGACTATGGCAATTTACTCTGGATTCACAGAAGGAGTACAGTTGTTTAGTAGTTTTGCGATATTACTTAACTTCCCTCGTCACAACTTAATGAAAGGGATGGGACAAATCGTTACGTGGTCTATTCGGGATGAAACACTCCACGTAGAAGGTATGTCTCAACTATTCCGAACTTTCATTGCGGAAAATCCTGAGTTGTGGAATGACGAGTTGAAGTATGAAATCTACTGCGCTGCAGAGCGTACTGTAGAACTCGAAGATGCTTTTATTGATCTGTGTTTTGAAGGTGCAGACGTACCAGATCTCACACCGGGAGAGATTAAAGAGTATATTCGATATATTGCTGACCGCAGGCTACTCGGTCTAGGAATGAAGAAAATTTTCGGTAGCGAAGAGAACCCACTACCTTGGCTGGATTATATGCTAAACGCAGTGGAACACGCTAACTTTTTTGAAAACCGTGCCACCGAGTACGCTCGAGCAAGTACTACGGGTAACTGGCAGGACATATTTAAATAGGATTCTATTATGACAGATGTACAAACACAAGAAAAGCCAACATTGGTTTTTGAAGATAACAACTACGTGATCGAAGATTTGAGCGAGAAAGCTCAATATCTCGTCGGTCAGCTACAGGATTTGGCACAACAGGGTAACGCAACGCGTGCTCGATTGGATCAGATTGAAGTAGCTCGTACAGGGTTTACTGATATGCTTCGAGGGGAGCTAGCAGCTGAACCCGCCGAAGGCGAAGTAGTACAGTAAGAATCAGGGGGCCTTCGCCCCCTTTTTTATGAAATCAATCCTAAACTTATTTTACGCTCCACACCCAATGCTACTTCTCCGATACGAGTATCAGTAGTATTTTCATCGTAAGC